GTTCTGAAAACATATCATTTTTGTGTCCCCTCATTTCTTCAACGCTCTCTTGGTGACCGTAGCAAGTGATGCTGAAACGCCGTAACAGTCCCTTCTGCTGTAACCGATTCTTTTGTTGCACTTCAAACAGGAATTTCGACATACACAAAATTCTGTCCATAAATTCGATGTAATAGTCTCTGTCAGTGTATAAAAAGGCCAAATAAAAACTCAACATTGTGTCGATTGAGGCCACCTTGACTTTTTGTCCGCTGATTTCAATGACATTGTAGCTGTGACAGGCAATGGGTTTATAAACAAATGCAATAGAGTCTTTATCAACGACTATTTCGTAGTGTTCGGGAATGATTTCGCCGAGAGGCTCGTGTTTTATGATTTGAATGTTTTGAATACCAATATCGTCAAGCCGTTCTTTTACAATTTCGCAAGTTGTCTCAGGGTCGTTTGACAAGACATCGAAATCAGGAATGGTTTCAACCTTTCGTTTGTGTTTGTTTGGCATATATCGTGAATACAAATTGATTGCATACCCCCCGAAAAAAACGACGCCTTGATTAATTAATGTCTCTCGAACAACTTTGTATATCTCATCTTCGTGAGTAATATCTCCCATTACACGCTGGTAATCCACAGTATTACAATCAACAGTCTTCAATGGATAGTATTTATTTAATAATTCGAGCCTTTTGAACACTTTTTCAAATCTGTCAATTTGTCCCGCTGGGCGTGAGAGCTCCAAATACATTGCCATTTTAAGAAAATTGGCGGGACAATATAGAATCCCTTTGACACGCACAGCGTCTTTTTTTAAAGCATCAAACAGTTCTTGGGGGATAGAAGTGATGTCGGCTACACCCAAGAAATTGCAAAACACTTTGAATGTGCCTTTGTGAGCACCAGCCTTTGCAACAACTTCAGAGTAACCTTTTTTAGCATACAAGTCCGCCAACTCCTTTGCATCCTCGAGAGCATTCGAAGAGTAGAAATCATAGTCACTGAGTTCGATATTTTTGTCATATATCTTGTCTTGTTCGGGGAGAAGGGCGTCAATTGCAATTCCACCGTAACAAATGAGGTTCTTTTTTTTTAAGAAATCTTCGACTATTTGGTTCATTTCTTGGACTTCGGGCGTATTGACGAGCCGTTTGCCCATTTTTGCTTCCGCTAAATCAACCGCACTTCTAAGAATCGCTAATTCGCATTCTTGGAAGGACATTGATTTATCGCATTTTACAGTTTGTTTCTTCATATACAATGTGTAGAAATTTATTGCATTGTTGAGAAATTTATTGCAGAAAATTATTAGACTTTAATTGTAACCCCAAGAGGAGCGGTTACTTGTCTTGGGGCATACGAGAGAGCAGGGTCTTGTTTGATAGGCGGAGGGATTACGATAGGGACAAATCTCACATTTTCAAGTTTCCTGCAGAATGCGTATCCGTGCTCATCGAAAAAATTAATATCGCCCAACAGAAAATTATCCACATACTGATAACGCATAGCAACAAATTGACAGCCCAACTCTCTGACGTAATCGCCACTTGGATTCGGTGGATTGACTCCTCCGTCAGGTAAAACTATAGACATATATGAACCCTTATTGAAATTCTCCAGTTCGTCAATATCGGGACAATTTTTCGCTTGGAAATACTGATAAGACCTGATATTACCTGAATTGCTGGTAGCATTTACAAACTCTACTAATTCTGCGTTTTCAGCAAATGATTTGTTGCCTTCATCCACAATCAGAACAATCTTTTCTTTCAATTCGGTCAATAATGTTAAACCCAGATTTTGGTCGTGATTTGTGTAACTGTATTGCTTTCCAAGCATGAGGGTAGTGTATGATTTGAATATGTTGGCAAGGGCCTTATACATTTCTTGGTTTTCACTTTTGAAACGCAAATGGAGAATGATGGGGTCGGCTTTATTATTAACATCACCTTCAAACCCATACATTTGAATAGTTTTCATTGCATCTGCGAATTTCAGCGAATTGTATGTTTCCTTAACATAATAATTATCGTTCGTTGATGTGGAAACGACAGGCACACCATCAACTGAATATATCTCAAAATCTAAGCATCTTACACCCTGCTTTAAAATGTTCTTTAAGTTGCAAACATTGACATAATCATTTTTGTAACTTCCACCTGAACAACAATTATATGCGGTTTTTATGTAGTAGTTGCACAAATAATCGTTGGATTCAGTGCCGTTGCTGAAAATTGTTTTTATGTTTTTATTTACATCGGAATACATTTTTTCCATGTAGGCACATTCACTTGATTCTTGTTTTGTGGTATATAATATATTCAACAATACCATACACACGATAAATATGATTAAAAATATCAACACATATGTGATGAATGATTCGTCTAAATTCTTTATTTTATTAGAAACATCTGTAAATCGATTAGTTAATGTTTTTTCCATAATATACTGTTAGAGTAATTTTATAAAATAAATATTAAACAATAAACAATAAGTATAATAAATGACTGGCGGATTAATGCAACTTGTGTCTCAAGGACAGCAAAATGTGATATTAAACGGCAATCCAAGCAAATCATTTTGGAAAACAGGTTATGCTAAATATACCAATTTCGGTCTCCAACGATTTCGATTAGACCACGAAGGAACCCCCACTCTCCGTTTAACAGAAGAATCGACATTCACATTCAAAGTGAAACGATATGCCGACTTGCTTATGGACTGTTATTTGTCGGTGACTTTGCCCAACATATGGTCTCCGATAATGCCTCCCCAACCCAAAAATGATGGTTCTAACGAATACACTACTTGGGCCCCATATGAATTCAAATGGATTGAAGATTTGGGAGCACAAATGATAAGTAAAGTTTCAATAACTTGTGGTAATCAAACCATACAGGAATATTCCGGGCGCTATTTGTTGGCTGCAGTGCAGCGAGATGAAGGCAAAAAAGGTCTCTTCGATGAGATGTCAGGCAACACGGCGGAGTTCAACGACCCTGCAAACGACAGAGCACATGTGAATTCTTATCCCAACACTTACTACACCGATTCACCAGCAGGGGCACAGCCGTCAATTAAGAGCAAGACGATTTATGTTCCTCTTGGAGCGTGGTTTAATATGAGTAACACGATGGCGTTCCCGTTAGTCGCACTGCAATATAATGAGCTTCAAGTGAATATCACTTTTCGACCGTTAAATGAGCTGTTCAAGATTCGTGATGTTTTGGATTGGGTGAATAAGTTTCCGTATGTGGCCCCGAACTTCAATTTGTGGTATATGCAAATGTATCGGTTTCTGCAAACCCCACCGTGTGAAGATATTAGTTTTTTCAATCAACAGTGTTATGTGGATAGACGAACCGAGTGGAATGTGGATATTAATTTGAACTGCACATATTGTTTCCTGTCCAATGATGAAGCGAAACTGTTTGCAAAGAACGAACAGAAATATCTTTTTAAACAGGCTCGGGAATCCATATTTTATAATGTGACTGGGCAAAATCGTGTTGATTTGAATTCGATGGGTTTAGTGACTGGCTGGATGTTCTATTTCCAAAGAAGCGATGCGAATTTGCGGAATGAGTGGTCGAACTACACGAACTGGCCTTACAATTATGTCCCGAATGATTCGACGCCTGGTTCTGAAAATGGAACAATTTTGAATCTTTCGGAACCAACAAGCACCGTTGGTCCAGGAGCTAATTTTGATGGTTCGCCTACTGGTATTTTCGTGTCGGGACCATATAGCCCGCAAAACACCAAGGAAATTTTGGTTGGTCTTGGAATCCTTTTGGACGGTCAGTATCGTGAGAATATCCTGCCTGTTGGGGTTTTCAACTATATTGAGAAATACACGAGGACAGCGAGCGTCGCACCCGAAGGAGTGTATTGTTACAACTTTTGTTTGAATTCGGGTTCGTCTGACCAACCATCGGGTGCAATGAATATGAATAAGTTTAAGAATGTGCAATTTGAATTCACAACGATTGTTCCGCCGCTGGACCCATTGGCACAAACACTGACTATTTGCGACCCTGAAACAGGTGAGATTATCGGCATCAATAAACCAACTTGGAGAATTTTCGATTACAATTACAATTTGTATGTTATGGAGGATCGATACAATGTCGTTACATTTATTGGCGGGAATGCGGGGCTTCTGTATGCAACTTAGTTGTAACTTGTATCATGTATCGTGTAACTTATAACTTGTAGTAACTTATATTACGAATTCGAAGCAAGCGGACCATCGTCGTAAAATTCACCTGTTAGAGAGTAACCTAATGGATACGAAAGCTCACTTTTGATTTTGTATCGTTTGTCAAATTCTTGAAGGCTTTTGTTGAATGGCGATCTCCAAATATTAGTCCCCAAATTTGCTAATGGAGGAGGTAACGGAGAAGGTAACGGAGGAGGTTGAGTTTCGAAACCTTCTTTACACCTCCAAAAAGCATAGATTATTATGAATAAAAAAAACAGAATAATGTATTTCATTATATTATTTGTTGTTATTATTTATTTAGCGAAACCGTTTTTTTATCCTTTAAGTATAGTAATGACAGATACAACGGCAATAGATGACAGACGAAATGTAGCAGAAAAAAAAGTAGAAAATATAGCATCCTCCACATTTAAATTCTTAAAAATCACAAGCAAATCTGTTTTTCATTTAATGATTTATTTTGCATGTGGTTCAATCCTATTATATTGTTCAAAAATTGGTAAGGCTAATGTATTGCCTGAAAAAAATGATTGCATACCACAAATACCTAACACTATATTTAATGTTTTTTCAACAAAAGAGAATTCGCAAAAAATTAAGTTTAATGATAATCCTGCAAATACAAAAAATTTATTTTTAGATATATTTCGAACATATACAAATAAAAAAGAGGGGAAAGACACATTTGTTCTTTATTTTATCTCATTAATTGAATCGATTATATTGAATAATAATATTTTTTTCAATTTAGTATTTTCATCTTTCAATGATTATTTTTCAGAATCAGTAATTGTCTTTTTTGGTCCAATTATTTTGAGTATGTTTATA